CCCAGATTCAGCGGGTCGGTTTGGTTGTTCAGGCCCATGAACTGGGCGACCTTGGGGCTTTTCATCACCATGCCCGGTTGTGGTGCTGGCGGTTGGCTTCGAGGTTGCGCCGATTGCTGGCATTCGGCCGGATGCCGAACTGCTCGGTGAACAGGGCTTCCTCGCGTGCCGCACGGTTGGGGTCGTAGATTTCCGAGTCGGGCCGGCTGTAGGCGCGGTACAGGACCCAGTGGATCAGGTGACGATGGTGGCTGCGGTGGATCTCGGGCGTCTCGGTCGCGCTGTCCTCGATCAACACCAGCGGGGTGCGGTAGCACTCGATGTGGATGACGCCGGCCGCCGACGGTTTGCAGCCGAGCTCGAGGCGGGTGTCGTCCTGAATGGCCTGGCGCGGGATGTCCACGCGCGAGCGCCAGCCGGGGTAGGCCCGGTCCTGCTCGGTCCGGTCGGTCAGGTGGAGCTCGTACTCGGTGGTGCTGCCATCGGGGATGAAGACGGCCCGGGTGATGTGCGCCACGGACTCGTGCAGGTCGTAGACCCTGGTGCCAGCGGTCACGGCGGCCGCGTCGACCACGATCTGGCAGATGTCGGCGTTGCTGGATTCGAACAGAAGGCGCGCGCGGATGGCTGCCTCCTCCTGGGCTTCGTTGATCCACCCGCGCACCAGGACGGTGGAGGACAGGTAGGGGGTTACCTGGTCATCCGCATCCGCCCGGTACTGGGCAATCAACTGGCTCAGATCCATGTCACACCACGCCGAACTGATCCACCAACTGGGTGGCCTGGGCCCGCATCGCGCTCACGGACTGGTTCTTGTCCATCTTGATGCGGTAGTTGGTGCTCGTGAACTCCATCAGGCCGGCCTTGGTCATGCCCTGGATGGCATCGCGCACGTCCTGGAGGCGCTCCTCGGTGTCGTCGGCCTTCTTGACCGCCAGCGGGGGCAGTTCCTCGGTGATGGGGTCGCCCAGTTCGTACTGGTCGGGGTGCTGCAGGAGCTTGGCCGCGATGGCGCTGGGCACCGGCTTGGTTTCACCGCGGTCCCAGGTGATGTGCGACTGGTAGGCGCCATCGGTGTACGTCTCGCGCTTGCCGATGTAGCGGATCGGGGTGTAGGCGCTATCCGTTGCCATGGTCTTGACCACCGGCGCGGGCGCTTCGGGCGCTTCGGGCGGCTGCAAGCCGGCCATGGCGTGCACGATGGCGCGAAACAGGTAGTCCTTGGACTTCTGCTCGGGCGGCAGTTCGGCGTAGGGCTTCACGCAGGGGTGCTGCTTGAGCTCGGCATTCTTGACTTCGCCATAGACCCAGCCGTCGGCGAGTTTCACGGCCAGCCAGGACTCGTGCGACTGCTCGGGGGTGGCGTCGGGGTTGGCCAGGTGCATGTCGACGCCGGCCAGGATGCTTGCGCGCTGCCAGTCAGGGGCATCGGCCCATGCGGGCTGGGAGTCGTCACCGATGGAGGCGCAGTAGGCGCGGTTCACTTCATGGGCGACTTGGGCGATCTGGACGGGGGTCATGGTGCGGGTCCTGGTGGGTGGATGGAAGAAAGGGCCCGAAGGCCCTTCCCTGCTGCTTCAACTCGATCAGGTCGCACCGGTGAGGATGCCCTCGATCACGAAGTCGGCAACACCCGCCGCGGCGATGTTGGCCCCACCCGTGGTCAGGATCAGGTAGGCATCCTTGGGCAGGCGAACCGGCGCCACCGCCAGGTTGTTCGCACGGGTGCGACCGATTGCGGAGAACGCCAGCGCGGCGAAGAAGTAATCCGCGTCCTGCGGCACCGCAGTGCTGTCGACACCATCGACGTACTCGAAGCCCAGGGCGCCGGTGACCGACGCCGTGAACAGGTCGCTGATGATGGCCAGGCAGTCCACCAACAGCAGGCCGCTGGGCAGGACGCCCAGGCGCAGCTTGTCGCCAGATGCCACCGCCGTCGCCTGGTCCGAGTCGGTCCACACGCCGGATGCGTTGGTCGCCAGGCGGTAGATCAGCGCCGTCTTGTTGCCGTAGGGCACGCCACCGAACTGCTGTTGGGTGAGCACTTGTTTCTTGGTTGCAGTAGCCATGATGGGCTCCTATTTCAAATGGGGGGGTTGGTTGGTGCTGGAGCGGAGAGCCGGGTTTCAGCCGGCCCTCCTATTCCGATCAGGCTGCCAGCTTGACGGCCGTGTCGATGGCGATGACGCCATAGTCGGTGTACTGCTTGGCATCGCCGTGGTCGATCTCGAAGCGGATCTTCGAGCGGCCGTTGATCATGCCCAGCAGGATTTCCAGCTTGTCGCCGTGATCGAGCTCCTTCTCCGAGAAGAAGTAGGGCATGCCGGTCTTCACGTGCTTGCCCCAGGCCTCGGCCAGCGCCTGCCCACCCAGCAGCAGCGCCCGGTCGACCGCGTGGGTCGTCGAGAACGCCGCCGGCACCAGGTCGGTGGACGTTTCCGTCTCGCTGGTGTAGCTCGCGCACCACCGCAGGCTGTCGCCGGCGTAGAAGCGGATCGGCTTGGGCATCTTGATGATCAGGATGCCGTTCCACAGGCCCACGTCACCGCGGAACAGGGGATGGTTGCCGGCCTGGCTGGCGCGCGCCATCGCGTTTGCCTGGAAGGTACGGAACGCGCCGCTGTTGGACTGCTGGATGGACGTGTACTGCTCGCTGGAGCACAGCAGCACGCGCAGCGGGGCGTCCGCGGCAGCCATGTCGCCCTCGAACACAACGGGGGGCGGGGGCACGGCCATCGAGTCCAGCATCGTGCGCAGGGCGTCCACCAGGTCGGTGTTCATGACGTCCGTCGTGGCGATCGTGATCTCGCTGGAGCCGGCCTTGATGCCCTCCAGGCCGGAGCCCGTGCTCATGAAGTGGCGGTTGCGGGTCGGGGCCTTGACCGTGTTGATCATGATCTCGGCGAAATCCGGATCGCTGGCCAGCGGGACAGCCCACTCGATGTTGTTGTGCGAACCACGCGCGCCCGCCAGGTGCACCAGGATCTGCTGGTCATTGAGGCGGTTCATGTAGTTCTCGCCCAGCGCGCGGCCCAGCTTGCGCAGCTGGTGCGGGGTGCGCTGTTGCGTCATCGTGTCGCCGGCCGAGATCGGGTAGCGCGCCTGGTTGATGCGCAGACGATCCTGGCTGAACGACATGGAGCGACCCAGGCCCTCGGCGTTGCGCGAGCCCATGATGGGTTTGCCGCCCATCGGGTTGATCAGGTCGAACGTGATTTCGTCGCCGGCCATCTTCTGCAGGTCCATGCAGCGCACGATGGGCATCTCGTTGCTGGACTGCTTGCGGATGGTCTGCTCCGCGTCGGCCTGCTGGGGGAACTTGCCCGTCAGGCGGTTCATGGTCGTGTTGCGCTGCATGTTGGCAGCGAACAGACCAGCCGATTGGATTTTGATGGCCTGCGGCGAGCCGTAGGGGAGATTGGTAGGCATAGGAAAACTCCTTCAAAGGGACCGGCTCCGCCATCCCGGCGGTGCCACACACACAAAAAGGCTCAAATGGCCTTGCTCAGCAGGGCCTGGATCTGCTCGGGGGATTTCCCGTCGAACATGCTCATCAGCCCTGCCTCCGACATTTCCAAGATCGCCTCGCCCTGGTCGTGGTGCAGAGCGCCGGCCGGAGGGATCTCCGACAGGCTGGACGGCACCCCGGTCTGGGCCTTGGCGATCGCGGCCGCGGCTTGCGCCCTGGCCGCCGCTACCGGGGCAGGCACTTGCGGCGCCGGCTCCGGGGTGTTCTTCCCTGTGGCCGCCTTGTAGGTGTCGAGCAACTCGTTGACCTCGTCGGCGGTGCCTTCCTTGAGCACGGCTTGGATGCCGGGCTGGGCAAACTTCGGTTGGGCATGGAACCAGGCGGCGAACTCATTGCTCGGCACGACCGACTCCATGTCCGGATGCTTCGCGTGGATGGCGGCAAGATGCTCCTCGGCCTCGGTCAGCGCCTGCTTCTGCTGGACGGGTGCCAGCGCAGCGTTGACCCTTGCCTCGACGACGGCTGCCACACGGGCATCCACCAGCTTCTCGACGCCCTTGGCGATCGCCTCCTCGGAGAAGTCACCGAAATCCGCCTTGATGGCCTCGGCCTGGGGGGCCGCGGCTGCCGGGGCGGGTGCGGCACCAGTTGCAGGCGCGCTTGTGAGCGCCTCCAGCTGCTGCTGCGCCTTCTCGGCGATCGTTTTCCAGTGCTTCTCACCCTCCCGCGCCTGCTCCAGCGTCTCGAACGGGATCGTGTGGACCCCATCCTTAGCCAGCACGACGGGCATGGGAGCCTCGGGCGCTGGCGTTGCTGCTTGGGCAGGCGCGGGTTCAACCGGTTTGCCCGGATCCGCGTCGTCGGCTTCGTCCGTCGGCACTGCAGCGGCGGGCGGTTCGCTGCTTTTCGCGGATGGTTCCGCGATATCGCCCTCGGGCAGATTCATCATCTGCATCGTCTGTGCGTCGGTCAGTACGCCGTCAACTGCGTTGGCCAGGAAAAACTGTTCTTGCGTTTGCACATTCACCCCTGCCACATATCGGCGTGGCCCCGTTGAAGGGCTTGCTCTTATGGATGGGGGCTGTTTAGGCCCCCCTCCTCCGTCTTGCGGGACATGCGCCCTCTCCCGAGGGTGCGAAGCGGACTATGCAGAAAGGGCTCGATGCGGTCCAACCCCACCGGGGGTTGGCGCCTGGTCAGGCCGGCAGGTTGTCGGTTGTGCGCGCCGTTTCGACGCCCTGCATGGGCGACTGCGGCACCGGTGGAAGCTGCGGGCTGGTGTTCTGGCGCACGCCCGGCATGGGCCCGGCAGGCATCGGCACGGCCGCGGCGACCGGCACGGGGAAGTTGGGATCCACGCCGGCCGGGTTGGGGACCTGGTAGCCGGCGCCTTCCATGATTGCGTCCGCAACCGGGGCGATCTGGGGCATGGTGGCCAATTGCGCGCCGGCCTGCATGGCCGCGTAGGACGACTCCACGCCGGTCTTGACCGTGTCCGCGATGATCTTCTTGATCTCGGCCATCAGCTTGTCCGGGCTGTACTTGAGGTCGAGCTCGCGGGCGCGCAGGTCGTGGTCGCTGCGCTCCAGGGCCAGTTTGACCGCCTCGTCGATGCGCTGTTGCACCACCTCGGGGGTCAGCTGGTCCTGGGCGGCCTTGATGTCCTCGATCAGTTCGTCGCGGTTGGGCACGTCCATCAGGCTCAACAGGTGCGGCAAGGCCACGACCTGGAACTCCTGCGGCATCGCCTTGAATGCCTCGGACATGGCGGCCAGCTGCATGGTGCGGAAGCTCGGTGTGGTGGGGACATCGTTCATGGCCACCTTGAGCCGGATGCGCTCGACGTCGTTGTCCAGGTACTGCACGCCGGTTTCGTCGTCCACCATCGGCACGTTGAGCGCCACCGCCTTGTCTGGGCGGGTCGCCGTCCCCTTGATGACCACCGTCTCCTCCTTGCCGATCATGTCCTGGATGATCAGCGACAGCAGGAGCTCGCCGACCTTGGCGCGGCCGAACTTGAAGTTGTCCATGAGCGTGGCCAGGCTCTGGGTGGCCTGCTCGATCTGGGTGGACTCCTGCACGCCGGACGTGGCGTTGCCCTGCTGGCCCTGGAAGCCGGCGGTGATGCCGCTGGCGCGCTGGATGCCCAGGCGGGCGTCCCCGAGCATCTTGTACTGCTGCTCGTTCAGCTGGTAGTCGCGCTTGACCTCGAACCGCGCGCCAGGCTTGGCCATGTGGGCGGCATCCAGGATGATGTCGGCGTCCACCCGGCTGGACATCTGGCGGAACTGCTCGTCGGTCATCTTCACGGCGCCCTCGGTGCGCTCGGTGCGGACCGCGGACATGCTCCAGCGGATCTTGCTGATGGCCGAATTGACGTTGTCCTGCAGGTACACCATGCCCTTGACCACGCCGTAGGGCGTGCCGGTGCGGTCCTCGCGCTTGCCGATGAACTGCACGTACGGGAAATCGCTGTGGCGGTAGGGGCTGCGCTGGTCGTCCAGCTTGTGCGGGCCCATCCAGTAGGAGCGGTACATGCGCGCGACGATCGCCCGGGCCGGCTTGACGTAGCCCGAGGCGACGGCCAGGACGTGGGTGGCCAGCTGGTCGTTGTACTCGACCACGCGGCCGTCAGGCAGGCGGATGACGGTCACGTTCTCCCAGCGGCGATACCAGACCTCGAACAGGCACACCCGGTTGTTGGTGATGTCGCGCCACTCCTGCTCCTCGATGCTCCAGCCGCGCTCGTCTTCCCAGGAACTGGCCAGGTCGGTGGACGTGCCGCCGTCGGTGGTGGGCTCGTACTGGCCGTTCCAGCCGCCGATCGCGCGGGTGATCAGGTCGGTCTTGCCCGGCCAGCGCAGTTTCGCGTAGGAGGCGTCAGACCAGCGTTTACGCACCAGCCAGCGGGCTTTGGGCAGGCCCGGTTCCCGGTCCAGCATGTCCCAATAGATTTCGTTGCGCGGCACGGCCATGCACCGGTAGGGGTACTTGAAGGGGTCGGACTCGCGGGCGACCTCGACCCAGCCGACGCCCACGCACAGCTGGGGCAGGAATGCGTCGGTGCACGCCTTGTCGGCGCCGCTCTTGCGCTCGGCCTGGTTGACCTTGAAGTTCAGGGCCTCGGCCACTTCCTTGCCGTCCTCGCCGTCCTGGGTCACGCGCCAGTCGGTGCGGGTCTTGGCCTCTAGTCCGGTGACGGCGTCGATCGCCGGGCCGATCAGCGGCTCGATGGCCGGTGGGATGCCCAGCGCCTTCTGGCGCTCGAGGATGTCGGCGTCCAGCTGGTTGCCGTCGACGTAGTCCATCCACTTGTCGGCCTTCGACCTCCAGACCGGCTGGTTCTGGATCTCGGTGCAGATGTCGGTGAACTCTCTGAGCGTCATGCCCTTGGATGCGGGCGTATCGCTGTGGGCCATGGTGTCTGGGCTGATGGAATGGATCATGGTGTGGTCCTATGTGCGCCAGTCAGGCGGTGGTGGCATCTTGAAACTGGGTTTGGCGGTGCCGAGGGTGATCAGGCCGCCCTCTTTGGCTTGGCCCCACTGGCGGAAGGCGTCCGCGCCCTCGGTGCAGCCGTTGGTCTTGTCGGGCTCGTCGACGAATCGCTGGTCGACCTGGCTCCAGCGTTTTTTGTAGCCGTCCAGGGCCTTGACCAGGCCGGCGCACCGGGTTTTGTCCAGGTAGGCGCCCTTCATGTGCTTGCGGGTCTGCTCGATCCCGTTGATCAGCTGGGTGATGACCGGCACGATGACGGTGTCCGTGATCCCGAGCGCGTTGAGCATCTCCTCGGTGCTGTTGTTGGTGTCGCTCAGGCGCTTGTGGGCGGCGTCGTGGGGCAGGAAGTGCTTGTTGAAGACGATGCCGTGGGTGCTGGCGAAGGCCTTGAGCTCCCGCACGTAGGTGCCCAGCGTCTCGTTGTGGCCCTCCAGGTAGCCAATGAACCGGTCTTCCCCATTGCTCTCCTGGTGCAGGACGATCGCGCACCCATCCTTGCGCCCGATGTCCCAGAAGGTGTTGACCGGCACGTCGAGGATGGGGACCTCGCGGATCCCGCCGCGCTGGCGCAGGGCCAGCATGTCCTTGGCGTAGTAGTGGCCGGCGCCCGACACCTGGAATGCCTCCTCCGGGGTGCTGGGGTACTCCTGCCACATCTTGGCGTCCGAGCCGTTGAACGTGGTGTCGCGGGTCTTGACGTACCAGGCGCGCTGGTCGGGGTCGATGCGGCAGCCGCAGGCCTCCTGGATGGTGTCGAAATACAGGTGATCGGCGTCACTGACCCGCACCAGGGTGCTTTCCATGCGGTAGTCGTCGTGCTGCCACCAGGCCGTGAAGTGCAGCCGGTAGTCCTTGATGGTCAGCTTCAACCGCTCGGCCACGGCCTTCTGGGCTGTCTCGACCATGTCGAAGAACGGACCTTCCCGGCCCTCGGCGGTGCTCTCCACCACCACGATCCCCTCGTCAGGCACCGACGGGATTGACCCGCTGATGACCTCGGCCGCCTTGATCGGGTACATGGCGGAGATCTTCCCCATTTCCGACACGTGCAGCCGGTCCAGGGTGCCCGATCGCATGGACGTGGCCACGCGGATGCTGGAGTTGTTGTGCTTGAACAGCAGTTCGTCGGCGGCGTCCTTGGCCAGGGGGAACATGCGCTTCACCTGGGCCGGCAGGTTGTCGTAGGCGTACTTGACCTTGTCCCGGAATATCGCCTTGGCTGCGCCGTCGTCCTGGGCCACGATGCCGCACCGCTGGTCCGGCACAAACAGGGCATGGTCCAGCCACAGGATGCAGATCAGGGTGGTGATGCCGACCTGGCGGGCCTTGAGCACGACATTGCGGTTCCAGATCCTGGCCAGAAACCGGCGCTGCGCCTTGTTCATCTTGAACGGCATCTTCTTGTCAGGCACCGATGCCGGATCCTCACCCTCGGCCGGCGCCCGGGTCTTGACCATGATCGAGTACAGATTCTCCAGGCGCCACACGGGGTCAGCCAAGCAGACCGCCAGCTGTTCCTCGTTGCTGGGCAGATTGCTCATGCGGCCAGGTCCGGGTCTTCGGCCACGGGCTGGATGGTGCGGGCCTTGATGGTCTTGAGGAGGTTGCCGACCGGATCGTCATCCAGGACCTCGTCGGCGTTGATGCCGTGCGCCTCGCGCTCGATCGCCACCAGGCGGCCAAACGCATCGACCAGGATCCTCGCCGTGCTGGCCCGGTCCTTGAGGGGAGCCTGCTTCTTGGTCTGCTTCTCGAGCTCGGCGGTCAGTTTGGCCACCAGTGCCTGGTACCGCTTGGCGCCGGACTGGTGGGACAGGATGACGGTCGCGTGGACCTTGGCCTGGACCTCGATGGCCTGTTTCTCGGTCGCGTTCTCTTTGCGTACCTCGGTGCGTACCAGTTCCTTGCGTACCAGGGAGTCAGCGCGTGCCTGAACCTTGGCTTTGAGGTTTCTTTCCCATCCGTCCCTCTTGGCGCGCTTTCGGATTGCGCCCTCGGTGATCTTGTGGGCGGTGGCGATCTCGCGCAGGGAATGCGTACCGATGCGGTAGTCGGCCTCGATGCGTTCCCAATCGGCGGTGGTGCGTACTTCCTGAGTCATGGGGGCGATGATGCTGACCCATGGCGGCTTTGGCGAACCCTAGCGGGGGTTGTCGGGCGCTGGATTGGCTGGAGCGTGTCCTGGTGCTGCTGGCGCGTCGTCCAGGCGCGTAGGCGGGGCGGAATTGCTTATTTGCTGTGAATTAGCAGCGCCACGTCGTAGCCATGGATCGGCCCCATTGGCGGAAGGTTGCCCACCAGGGAGTCACCATTAAAAATCAATGGCTTAGCGATCTTCTGCAGTATCTCCACCCCCAGGACATCGGCGACAACTTTGCCTTCTGAGAAGCGCGGCAATGCCCGGCCACCATCCCCCAGGCCGAGTGCAGTGCCCATACCGCGCTGGCTGATCACTGCTCAATGGGCGTGAAAAAGCCCGCACGGGGCGGGCTTGGTGGGGGGGCCGGTCAGTTGCCGGGTGGCGGCTCGAACTCCACCTTGCGGGCCTGGTAGCCCAGTTGGCGCAGGATCCTGGTGGCCTCTTTGAGTTGCCGGTCCTGCGGGTCGGTGGGGCAGAGCATCAGGTCGAAGGTGCGCGGGCGAAATGGCATGACGGAGCCCTCCGACCTGACCTGGGCAATGATTGCAACGTGGCTGAGTGCGGTCACAGTCAGAACTCCCTGCACTTGATCTGGAACAGTTCCCACAGGCCCGGGTGCATGCGGCGGTTGCCTGCCTCCCATTCCTGCCAGGCGCGTTCGGTGGCGTGGATCATGTCGGCGGCGGCCTTCTGGCTGTGGCCGATGCGGGAGCGGGCGTCCCTGATCTCCTCGGGGGTGGGGTTGCGCGACGGCCCGGCGCCGCTGCGATTAGGGTGGCTTGGTGCCATAGGTTCTCCTTGGGGTGGGGTGGTGGGGTTGATCAGACAAGACCGCGCTCGGCCATGGACAGGGCTTCATTGCATCCGACGATGATGTGATCCAGCACCCGCACATCCACCAGCGCCAGTGCAGCTTTCAGGGTCTGGGTCAGGGCCTCGTCGGCGCGCGACGGCTGTACGGAACCGCTGGGGTGGTTGTGGGTCAGGATCACGGCGGCGGCGTCCGCCTTGAGTGCCGCCTTGACCACTTCGCGCGGGTAGACGCTGGAATGGGTCAGGGTGCCGCGAAACATCGCCTCGTAGGCGATCAGGCGGTTCTGCACATCGAGGAACAGCACGCCGAACACTTCGTACTCCAGCGCGGCCAGATTCAGCTGGCAATACTGCTTGACAGCAGCGGGGGATGAAAACACTTGGCGGGCCGACAGGTCCTTGTGCAGCAGGGCGATGGCCATGGCGATGATGTCGGCATTCTTCTCGACCGCGACCGCATACACAGCCGCTTCCTCGTTCTTGGCAACTTTCATGAGTTTCTCCTAGCCCCTCTACCGGGAGGCGCCGGAGCATTCAGACACAGAATGCGTGCCCCGAGTATCCCACGCATTGCGTGGCTCGCGCAAGAGGTTGGCGCAAAGAAAAAGCCCGCACGGGGCGGGCTGGAGGGGGGCCGGATGGCGATCAGGCCGCCGTCATGGTCTGCTTCTTGACCTGCAACACATGCGCCAGGTTCAGCGCGGCCTGCGAGTAGTGCAGCGCCTCGTGAGGCTGCGCGCTCTTTGCCTTTTCGGCCAGGGCCTTGATTACTTCGTTGATTACTGCGTCCATTGGGTTTTAGCTCCAACAAGTGCCGGCGTTTAGGGGGTGCCGGCTAACCCCATGGGGCCGTTCAGGTTGACGGGCACATGCGCCAGCTGGCCGTCACGACGGGGCGCTCGCGCTTGATCAGGCGCAGGACGAATGCCTTGGCCTGGAGCAGGAGGACCGCCGGCTGGCGCACCGTGGCGGTCTGGGCGGCGAGCTCGAAGCCATGCAGGACGAAGTCCCGGGCGGCGGCGCCCGCTCGTTTGGCCATAGTGACCACGGGCTCCATGATGTGGACGGCGGCGGCGATGGCGCCGGCAGCGGCGATGGCCAGGACGGCGAGGAAGGTGTGGAATCGTTTCATGGTGAGCTCCTAAGTGGATGAAGGAAGGGATGCACGGGAGCCCGCAGTGTTGCTGCGTGCTGGGTGCCGGGCAAACCCCACCGGGGGCTAGTCGGTAGGGAACCGTATTCCGTGCAGAAATTTTGCTTGTCCGTTAGACATAAATAGGCGCCTTTTCTCACTGCTGCACTCCGTAGAGCAGGTCGTCTTTCGGCTTGTTTTTTGGTAAGCCTTAATCGTCAGGAACGTGTCGCCGCAAATGACGCAAGTGTTTTCCACCTGGGTCACTTTCCCCTCTGACGCGCATGCCCTTGAGCAGTAATGCCTACTCACCCTCTTGGCCCAGCACGCATAAGTTTCAAAAGGCATTCCGCAAAGATCGCAGTTCAAATGAATCTTGCCTTGCGTCCGGCTAAGTTTCGTTTTGTTCGAGAATTCGCGTTCAACTCCGGCAGCAGGTGCTGGCGTATCCAAGTAGTACCCTTCAAATCGCTTCGTCTTCATACACCCGCCCGGAACGCCAGCAGGAGGCCGGCAAGTTGCTTGGCCAGGCTGAATGCCTCGCGTGGGTTGAGCTCGAGGATGCTGTCGCCGATCTCGATCTTCATGCGGCCGCGGGGCATGTTGGTGGTGGACACCAGCCGATCGGGCTCCTGGTCGATGGGTGCATACCAGCCGGGCTGCACCATGGTGATGAGGCCGTCCTCGCGCAGGGCCTTGACGTGGTCGTTCACGACGGACGTGTTGATGCCGGTCATGTTCACGATCTGCTGCTTGCTGGCGGCCTCGCGGTGGTCGCTGATCACCTGGATGGCCGATAGGACCGCTTCCCGGTTGCTCTTGGGGAGTGTGGCGACGTCGTTCATGGTGGTGTGCTCCAGATAGAATTGCGGTTCTCAGGCGCGATTCATCGGGGAGCCACCTTCGGGTGGCTTTTCCGTTTCAGTCCATGGCGGCTTTCTTCTTGCTGCGCGACTTCCTTAGCGGCGGCTCTGCGATCTGGGCTGAACTCAGCAGGAAGTCGGGATTGAGGTTGTGCACCCGTCGGTCGTATCGTTTTTGTGTGCCATCCTTGTTTAGGCTCAGGCGCTCGGTTGGTATCCAGTGCCGCATGTCGTTATCAAATTCGACCGGAACTGGGAGACTTTTGAATCTGTAGATTCCGGCCCAGGTTGCGTCCTGGCTTTCTGTAACCCGCACACAGATTGAATCCTCGTAGCCGAACTTCGCGTAGAACAACGGCCCAAGAATTTCGTGTCGCAAATACTCCCGGTACGCTGCAACGGCACCCCGATAGACAGCGTCTGCTTGCGCGAGATCGGCCTTGGCTTTGATGGCCTGCGCCTTGAGAGCCTCCATAAGGGGGTTCTTCTTCTGCATCTCATTCATATTTGTCTCAGGGTTGGAAGTCGGTAAGGCTGGGCAGGGGCACGTCATGGGGCCACAGGCCCAGGCGGTACAGGTGCATGACGGTGCTGCAGTGCGCGGTCCACCACAGTTCGCGGCGCTCGCGCGCGCTCCAGCGGCTGCCCTGGTCCAGTTCCCGGTGGATCCAGCCGGCGATCGCGGCGACACGGTTGTCGTCGGCCTTGATCGCCTTGGCCTTGCCGTGCTCGCCCCAGTTCGAGTGCGCCGGCTCGGTGTGCCCGTACACACCGGTGACCATGCACGGCAGCGTCCGCACCCGGGTCAGAAGGACGGCGCTGCGCACGTAGATGTGCTTGGGGCGGCTGATGATGGTCACTTTTGGGATCCTTCCCGAACACTGGCGTCCAGAAGTCGCTCGATCGCCGCAGGGTTGTCAAGGACCCGAATCTCCGAAACGGTCCACCCGCCGTTCGATGCCAACTCAATGGGCGAGTGCCACCGCTTTGGCATGATCCAAACCTTGTATCCCAGGTCATAGACCCCGATCACGGCCCTTGGAAACTTCATCAAAACCACTGGGAGCGCAGCCTTGAGGCCTGCGTACCTGGGGTGGCCTGTGATCCTGGCAATCGCCGCCTTCTGTTTGCGCTTCATGGTCAGGTCGGCGCCTGGGGTGGCTGCGTCCGCTGGTACAGGCGCTCCTTGAGCTCGAAGCCCAGGAACTCCCACACCTTCTCGATGGCGTCCTCGCGCGCCAAGCGGCGCCCGAGCTCTGGGTCGAAGTTCTGCGCGCTCACACAGGTGTTCTCACCGGTGACCGTAAAGCCATTGCGCAGCACCAGCACACAGAAGGTCAGCATGTTCAAGACCGGCAGTGCGGCCGTCAGGCGGTCGATCGCGTCCAGGTTGTTCGCCATGGCAAACCCCATGGCCTGATTGGTAACCCCATCTCCGGCGGTGAAGTAATGCTCGCTGGCGATCGCCATTTCAACGTCAGCCGGCGTGACGCGCGGCCCGGCGGTCAGGCCCTTGGCCTGGATCCCGGCCTCGATCTGTGCGTCCGTGCTCATGATGCGCTCCCGGCGGTGGATCCGACATCGGCCTGGGCCCGGGCCTGGCCGACCTGGTATGGCATCCATTCACAGTAGCAGGAGCCATCGGGGGGCGGCTGGATGCCGGCCTGCACCAGCATGATGTTGGCGGCCGGGTGGCTCTCGCCGGCGTGGTCGACCACCAGCAGGTTGACAGTCTGGTTGTCACTGACGCAGACCACGGTGGCGTCCAGGGCCTGGTCCTTGTCGAAGATCTGGACGACCTTGTTGCCGATCACGTTGACCCCGTTGGGGCGAAACCAGACCTTGCGGCCGATGGTTGGCGGGATGATGTGTGCCATAGGGCGTTTCCTCGGGTTGTGCCGCGCTGGGGCTGGCGCGCGGCGGGCCAGGTTC